AAGTCTAAGGCTAGGTGATATTTTAATTTGTATCTCTTAGACATTATTGTATTTTGAACTGATAATTACATTCTTATAAGCAATATCATACATCTTTAGCCCCAAATCTGGTCCCCAGATAGTAAACAAATACTCTTCTAACATTGTGTTGTATCCCAATGCTGCTTCTTCTTCTGTTTGAAAGTTTTTAGAAGCAAAAAAATGTTTACCATCTTTATCTAAAATATTCGTAAATTCTATCTGCATCCTATGATAAGTATTACCATTCTTAGATTGTTTATATGCACCCTTGTATCTCTTGCCTTTGAATGGCCCACACTTAATAAGATTCTCATGTTGAGTAGCAATCATTAAATTGCTATGGTGATTGTTGGTTTTGTTCCCATCAATATGATCAGGGCATACCTGACTGCAAATAAAAGTAAATCCTGTTGGAGTCAGTAATTCATGTCGATCACGACCGATTTGCAAACCATAATGAGACACTAATGGAGATTTAGGCAAAAGATCATAAAATGTTTCTGCTAATACTTTGTGTTGTCTAACATACCGCTCAGAGCCTTTTAAACAAAAGCCATAGCCAAGATAATTACTACTATCATGACGAGGCTTCAAAATTCTATCTCTAAACCTCTTACTATAAGTATTTGAGGTATAAAAATCCATTTCATACTCAGGATAAGTAACTCCTTGGTAAACTGCTGGCCTTCTAAGTGATTTCATTGGTTATTCTGTATCTTTCAATCTGCTTATAGGCATATTATACATGTTTGCATGAACTGTAAAGCCATTAGATGGATCTACATCACCCTTTTTCCAGAATTTAGCTTGCTCAAAATATTCTTTTTTAGGCATAAATCCACATAACCATATAGATTCTACCCCGTGATAAGTAGCACTGCGCCCTTTGCCCCGCTTCTCCTTAAATGTAATTGAAATAAATGCGTAAGTATCTGCCTTTTGATGCTTGCTAGTCTCAGCTATAGAGACTTCATAAGAAGGTTTTGGGTCAACAGTTCTTCTTTTTGTCTTGACATCTATTTTTAAATCATTTTTTATTAGGTCATAGTTGTATTTCTCGTTACCTTCATCACAAGAAACATTATTGCACTGCAAATCTTCAGCTAAAGCTATCTCAGCCAAGTATCCAGCCAAGTTACCACCCCCCGAAGTAATAGAATTATTTATAGAACCCAGATTTCTTGCTTTTTTAACAGCCTCATCTATCATTGACTGATTAAATTTTAATTTTCTCATGATTTATGATATTACCAATGGCCAAATTTTCTCACCCAAATCATCCAGAACCTTAAAGCCTCTAGCTACTTCAACTCTTTTTCCAATAATTCCAATTTTTCGCAGTAAATATCCAATCTCTGCATCTTCATAAATGAAATGATTGTTTCTAATTCCATAACTAGCTAAATATGAAGCAGACTTTTTAGACAAAAAATATGCTGGCCCCTCACAATATTCTGTGTCTGGAATATCAACTAATGTATTATTTAATTCTGGATCATCGCATTTGCCGAAATGCCAATTACCAGCACTCGCTTTTATTACCCGACCAGAATAGTCATGTTCTGAAGCGTCACAAACAATTTTGTTAAAATGATCCAAGAAAATAACATCGTCATCTGTTTTTAATATTAGGTCAAACTCTTTGTTTTCAACCGCCCATTTAACAGCCATTAAAGTTTTTACAGTTAGGCTTTCATAATTGTCTGGGCAAGGCAAATAAACTATATTATCCTTAACTAGAGGGGAAGACAGTTCAGGATCTCCCATGAAATACATGTGTTCTCCTAACATAGAAGTGTCTTGCGACAACATCTTGTGCCTATATTTCTCACAGGCTAAAATTATTGTAAATAGTATAGTCCCACTTACTTCCCCTTTCATATTCCTAAAAAATGTATTTAATTATTAAGCCTATGAGCTAGACTCCGCGCTAGTTTCCCAAGGTGGCTCAGAACTACTGTATTCCGCGCTCGTTTCGGCACTCGTTTCGGCACTCGTATACTCCGCACTGGTTTCGGCACTGGTCTCCGCGCTCGTTTCCGCGCTGTTATCAAACCAGCTAGGTCTTAACTTACGAAGAGCAGCTTCGAATTGAGCGCGAGATTTTCCCGCATCGAAGGGTTTACTGCCTTGCGTTGAAAAATCTGCTTCAGTAACTGTATAATTTGTTGATACACCTGCTTGTGTGTCAGCGGTCACAATCATGGCATTAATATCTGAAATATGCTCTGCCAAGAATGTTCCAGCTCCTGCACCACCAAATGTCCAGACGGTTACAAGAACAGGCTTGCCGTCGAGGATTAAAAATGCAGGGTTACCGCTATCACCACCAATTTTATTCTCATGGAAAATAAGCCTTTTTGAATCTTTGGGTATCTGCATCCAACCACGGAGCCTCCAATCTATAATGAGAGCTTTTTCTTCTTGGTCAAGACCAAGACAAGGTATTTTATCGTTAGATGTGCCATCTAAATAACTAAGGTAATCGTTAGAGATTATAGAACAAGGTGATATAGTGGGGGGAAGATCACTGTCTAAAGTATAGATTGTTAAGTCTGGGTAGTAGTTCCTACATTCGGGATGTCGAGCTTTTCCTGTCACAGTGCGATCATGCACCGTACCATCTTTCTCTACAAACCTAACCACTGTCCCCACAGAATATTCGTAGTGTGCTGCGCCTATAACGTGTCTTGGAGTTATTAGCGTTCCTGCTTTCTTATGACCCCCACTGCTATTCCAAGGAGATGCACATGTAATATCTAAGTCTCCACACCATAAGTCAGGATTCCTGATATAAGTAGAGCTTGCATGATCCTGAGAGGTGAAAATCTTCCCGTTGACCTCCATACTCATAGAATCATTTAGAAGATCATCAATTTGTTTGGATAAGTGAATAGATATGGGTTTCATAGTTAATTATACACGTTTTTGTATGGATTTATCTAATAAAAAATGGTACTCCCGCTGGGACTTGAACCCAGATTAACCGATTATGAGTCGGCTACTTTTACCTTTAAGTTACAGGAGCATAAGGTGGTAGCTCTGGAGGGGATCGAACCCTCACGATCTAGGATCAACGGATTTTAAATCCGCAGCGTCTACCAATTCCGCCACAGAGCCTAAATTTACTTGACTGATACTACAATATATTCGTGATTATCTTGGTAACTGTGAGCGTAGTTAATGCAATCCTTGAAGTTCCCATGATAATCAATAAACGAAGCATCGACAACTAAGAAATCACCGTCTGGAAGAGGATACTTATCTGCACCTTTAGCCAAGTGAGTCGAAGAGATTCTCCAACCGTTCGCGTCCCTCTTAACCAAACTTTTAAAACGCTTCATTTCGGAAGGATGATCGTCTTCATTGAAATGACTAAGCATCTTCTCAAGTTGAAATTTAGTAAGAGACACGCAAGCCTCGACCTTTTCTGGATGAACTATCTTTTCTTCAGTTACTGTTCTGATCTCAGGACTCCTAAAGCAACTCCAAGTTGCGAGCGCCCAAAGAGGTAGTGTTGTAGCTATGAATAATTTTGTTTTCATTTTCTTTTTTTAGTAATCAGCTAGAGCTTAAGCATCGTCATCTGTATTAATGACTGAGTTAATACTCGCTTGAGAGTAGCCCATAGACTTCAGCATAGGGACAACCATAGTATCCATAAAGTCTGTAAGGGTCATATCATCCATTGGATGCTCAAAACTCAAAATGCTTTGCATGAATCTTGGGTCTTTCTTCGAAGACCAGTTATCTGTCGTTGGTTCATATGTTAATTTCATTGTTCTCTTTTTTTGATTTCAAGACTCTAAGATAGAAGCTCACCTTTGTCAAGCTCCTTTGATAAAAAACATGGTGTAGAGTCACCCATCCACGCTCCTATTTGATTAAAATAAAAAAACTCTTCTGCCTCGGATCTATCCATATCTTGGGATTCCAGTTTACAAAGAACTTTTTCCTTATCATAGCAGAGGATCGGTTCTTGACCAAATCTCTCTACTAGCCCGACAATACAGTCATCGTAGCCATCCATTTTTATTAATTTTTTATTCATCTATTGATTAAAGCAATTAATAAGTAATATTAGCATGCCAATCAATGCAATAAACAACCACATTGATTCAGCATTCATTATACATCTCCCTCATTTGGGAATACTTCTTTCTCTGATCCATCTTGGAGCATAGCTAACACCTTACCCTTGCATTGAACAGCATTTTGCTTTGCCATCTCCAAGCAATTGATGGAGGGATTCACTTTCTCAAGGTCAGTTGAATACCCGCCCATCCAATCGCCCTTACGACTGTATACATTGTATGTTTTGACTTCAGACATTATGCTTCTAGCTTGATGTCGATCTTTGAGGCTTCCTCTGTAGGAGCTTCGCTGCTGGTAACTACTGCTATAGGAGCAGAGTCAATAACAACATTCAATTTCTCCAGCCAAACTCTTGATACAGGGATTGTCTGCTTTCTACCAAACAAGTCGTTCAGTTGCTCTAGGTTGATGTTCACAAATGATGTGCCACCTTTGGGTCTTCCACGTTTTGCCATAATATTAG